TCTAATAGAAGATACGGTCGCTATTATAAATATTAACTATGGCCTTTCGTCGCTATGGACGTCGACGTACTTTACGTCGTTCTCGCCGTCGCATTCGCCCTCGTCGTTCTCGGTACTTGCGGAAACGCAGAGTATACAGTAGAAGAAGACGTGGAGGAGGAACCCTATCAAAATTAATTAAAAATATTTTACCTACTGTACCTATTAAATATGTTGAAACCACCAATGAGACTGGCTCCTATGGTTCTCGTGCTTGGTGGTCTAGAACTATCGGTGATGTAAACGATGCTTATAACTATAGAAATTACTTACCTGCTCAATCCAATCTGTTTGATGACGGATCGTCCGGTACTTCAACCCATTTGTACTTCCAACAATATGGTTCTAAAAAAATGAAGATGCGCCACATTACCACATTCACAATGCAAAACCTATCAAATGTTACTATGATCCTCACGGCCCACATTGGAACGTTCCGTAAGGACTCAGATACTGCTGATCTTCAAGTTGCAGATGTTCTGTACAAAGACTGTTCCGCAACAGCTGGCGCTGCTACTGGTGAATATCAAATAGATAAAGCCTCTACTGTACCTTCTACCAGTTATATAGGCAACTTCTATAATTACCCCCAGTTTACCTTTTTCTCAAGTTCCCTCGGATGTTCTATATGGAAAATCAGAAATACCAAAAAAATCAGAATACCCCCTGGAGGTTGGGCTAAATTCCGTCTTAATACTGGCTATAAAGAATTCGATTCCAAATGGTTGGTTGAAAACGCTGCTCAGACTGGTCCTACTCGCCATATGAGAGACTGGTCTAAAACCCTTATGCTTACATGGCATGGTGAACTTGTTCAAAAACTTAATGACGCTACTAACGTTACTTTGGCTGCTACTGATTGGATGATGTATATGACTCATTCTATCACCCTCAAGGCTGTTCCATTCCATCGCCAGAGTATTGTCTATAAGAACCCTGTTGGCATGGTTACTACAACACCATTTCCTTTCACTCCTCAAGTTAGACCTAAATTGGTTGTCCAAGTTAATCAAACCTCTAAGGCTGTTGAAGAAGACGCATCTTAAACATTTATTGAAAAAGATGTGGTTAGAAAATTCCTATCTACCGCATTACAAAAATCTTCATACTTTTCTGTTTCTACCTTAAGACCCCCTGTTCCTAAGTAAATAAATAAATCTACACGCCTAATAAAGGCATCTAAATTCATATTCTTATACCATTGCGCAGGAGTATTATTAGAAGTAAGGATAATATTCTTAGCTAAAAATTGACTTTGTCCACCCTTCGTCTCCACCATTAAAGGATATCTATCACATATTCTTAGTAAAGTATCATAAGGTATCCACCCATAAAAATCGTCCATAATTACGGTTTCGTGACTTTCGTACCCATCCCACCAGTTAGATCGCTGTTTCCAGTACGCCTTCGGGTAGTTATCCAAACACCACCTGCTCTTACCTGTTCCAGGCGGACCCACGAGAATGATCGTCCTCGATTTCCAGTTACGGTGATCGAAGCATAAGAGTCGGTAACGACGAAACGAAGTGTTATATCTACACCAAGATGCGAAAAACTCATCTGCGATCTGTTGCTCGGTTGCACCCGCCTTAATGCGTTCTCTAATTGTACTGAGGTCTGTACGTTCTCCTCGGACTGTAGGTTGTCCCGTACCGGAAAATTCTCCGTACTCCCACGGTCCTTCTTGGCGCCCATCCTCCTTGATACAATAGTCTCGTGCTTGCACGGCGGTCCCCTCTCGGCGTTCTATATGCGCCCTGGTCGATATTGTCTCCTTGGCCTGCTTCCTCGTCACTCTCGTAGTGAACTCGACGTATCCCTGCAGATGGGAGGTCCCCGACTGTCCAACCTCTTTCTGGTATACGATGTACTGTACCCGCTGGTTCAATAGATGGAGGACTGCTAAGTCGCTCTCCTCTTTCTCTGTTGGATTGTTGAGAGTCCAGCACCAATACCTCCCCTGTGGAGTTGGCATCAGTAAGTTCCTTGGTTAAATCTATGACTTCTGGTTCCCAAGTATGTTGACACTGTGGACACTTCATGTTGTATGACTTGTTGACCTCTTGGAAAGTTTGATAATGAGATCTGGTCCCCAAGACCAACTCAGAGGTGCCGGTCCAGGAAAGCCGTACCGGCTATCCGTAGTATTACCCGGCACCTCGTTCCTTTTCTCCTTTAGTATATTAACTATGGTATCTTAGGTATTCAGCCCCCCCACGGAGAATCTCCCTGCCACGTGTCACTGGCACGTGGCCCGCCCATCCACTGTCTCCTACATATAAATGTAGTATAAACTTGCAATAAATACATACCCACCCTAGTGACACGTGTCAGTCTGGCACGTGTCGCCTTCCGGCTAGTTCCGTTGATTATATAGTATTTCGATACTTGTGGTACACGTTCCAGCACTGACGCCACTATTCTTTTTTCCCAATCCAAGATGGATCCCGAATCTTTTGGTGTCGACTATTGTGGCCCATACATTTCTGGTGGTAAATTTCAGTCTTCTGTCTGTTCTACAAACACTCCTCGTACTGCTGAGGAAGCTTGTTGCAAAGACCACGACTGTTGTTACGTTCACGCCGGATCCTCGTCAGATTTTGTCACGTGTGACGAGACTTTCAAGAGTTGTAACGCTCCATTAAACTCCATACAATCTAAAATAAACAGTGGATTAGTTAGTACTTTTGGGAAATACTTTCACTCTAATATGAATGCTGGTGATTTCGATAAGGAATTCCCCCCTCAGAAGCGTCATCGACGCGCGTCATACAATGAGTTCGATACTTCCGCTGGTCAAGACTGGCCTATGTATGACGACATGTGCATCCATGATGTATTCACGTACAAAGACCCTCGCCCGTTCTCTGTTGGTACCACCCCAGATAGACCTACTATGCGCCGTGTTCCACGTGCTCCAGGTAGATCTAAGCAAAGACTACGTCTAAGCTCCGATGACCGCGTACCCATTACTCGTAACCTCAACTATGAATTCAATGCTTTTGGTGACCCTGCAACCATGGGAAAGCGTAGAAGATTCTCAAGACTCCCCCGTTTCTATAGAAGAAGGATTGCAAATAATATGAAAAGAAGATGGAGAATTGCATTTGCACAAAAGCGCCGTCTAAACTGGCGCAATAACCACTATGCTCGACGCGTCAGCAGTGCATCTCGCATTCAACGCTCATTTCGCAAATTCCTCTTTAGAAAGAAACTCCGTAGAAATAGCTTTAAACGCCTCCGCTTTGTCTCCTCTAATAGAAGATACGGTCGCTATTATAAATATTAACTATGGCCTTTCGTCGCTATGGACGTCGACGTACTTTACGTCGTTCTCGCCGTCGCATTCGCCCTCGTCGTTCTCGGTACTTGCG